CTACGAGTGGGTGAGAAGCCTCTGTAAACGCCGGTAGTGTTGCGCTCCCCTGCTGTTCTCCGCCATATGCTGCAATAGGTGCATATGAAAAACTGAAGTCATCGAAAGCTCCACTCTCTGTGAGATTTGCCCAGACATAATACAGACCATACGTATCAGGGATGGGGAGCGTCCTGAGAGAGGGAAGTTCTTCAGAGAGCTTCACTCTTCCGTTATCTGCATAAGCCACCTGCAGGCCCGCAGGAATGCCGATCTGCCCGGAGGGGACATCGGCAAATTCAATGGTGATAGCTTCAACACTGACATAGGTGGCGTTCGTGTAGGCTGTCAGGTGCAGGTTGAACGTCTTCATTATTACAGGTACAGCAAGAGTGACGTTCTTTACCTGATTTTGCGCCGTTGTGGTCCAGACGGACGCCTGAGAATCGACAATCTTGCCGGATTCATCCAGAACCTGCCAATCTCTCGGTGCATACGTATTAGACGGAGCATTCCGTGTACGCACGGTGTACCCTTTGACGAGTCGTTCGGCATGGAAATGATACGGCAAATCAACAGGGTTTCCGTCGTGAGCATACCTGTAGTCAGTATCTGTGCCAGAGTTATTACCTGTGAAGGCCTTTAACAGTTCGTATCCAGACTGTGATGGTGGGTTACCAACCACACCACTTGGTCCCCAATAAGCCTCATGAGGAATAATCCTATCAGTAAGTATTGTAAGGGTTGGGCGATCACAATCAACACCCGGTATCCATCCGGGAGGGGTGAGGCCCTGCGGAGCCTTGGTGATGGTCTGGGCAGCACCCTGCTTGGTGGCAAGTATCAGATTTGCAGCGTCTACAGCTTCCGAGGCTGAGCCCGAAGCTGCCGAGGCGGAGGCTTCAGCAGCATTTGCAGAGTCTTCAGCTCCCAAGGCGGAAGCTTCAGCATCATTTGCATGAGACAAAGCCTCTGCCGCTGCGTTAATAGCCTCTCCTACAGAACTCTGCGCCTCATCCCTAGCTTGGAGGACAGTGACTGACGCAGGTATTAGATCAGTGTCGGTAGTTGCAAGGGGGCCGTTGTAAAAAACAAGGAGTTTATCGTTAGAAGACGCTGCGTTAATGAGAGTTACAGTGCTTTCAGAAGACTCGATAAACTCCGTGGCAAGTTCCAAGCGTCGATATCCAACTTCTCCTGCACTCTGGTAGTAGACAGCAATCGCATTAAAACCAGCATCATAAACAATTGTGGGGAGGGATACAAGTGTCTGCCCGGCTACTAACACTACAGTATCATACAAGGTTAGGATACCGGAGGCAGTCTCCCGTGCGAGAATCTCAGAGAGCTTCCCCAAATTGATTGCATCTTTACCCGTACGCGGCTCCCCTACATTTCGGAGAGCTTGCCCATTCATGTCGATATCGCCAGCAACTACGTTGTTGCTCACATTGATACCATCCTTGCCCACAGCTTTAGCTATTGCCGTAGCAAGGATATCAAGGTTTTCCTCCAAGGCGCTGACATTCAGACTAGAGCCAGCGCCAATAGGATTAAGGATTGGCTTCTCCACTATTCCTCCCTAAGACTATCAGGAAGCTGATAATCATTTCTAATTGTGTTCATCAAGTCCCTCAATTCTTCAGGAACCATCCTAGATTGATATGCCCAAACAAGTCTCTTAGTGAATTCATTAACTTTAGTAGGATTGTACTCTGTGATTTGCCTCAATGCGTCTTCAAACATCTTAGCAGAAAAGTCGGGGTTAGCCCTAGCAACTTCTGCTATGCTCTCAGCCTTATTCTTTGCCCAATCCTTCCATGCGCTATTAATCCTGAAGTTAAGATTACGACGCTCACTGCTCTTTACGAATTCAGCGGGAGTAATACCAAGGCCAAGGGCAATTACTTCTCTAAGGTCGGGCTCCTCTGCAATGAGTTTTCCTGTTTTACTGCGCACTTCCCCTGTTGCTGCTGCCCTAATTGCGGAGTAAGGGTTGTAGATACCACTCACTTCTTTAAAGGGCTGAACTGCCATGTCGCCGGTGAACTGCTTTTCTCCAGTGATGACAAGGTACGCGTCTTGAACGGTATTCACCCCACCGTGTAGCATCTTAACCAAGATATTGCCACCGGGGCCTGTGAGATCTTCGATACCTACGCCATCGTAGAAGTTCTGCAGCATATGTGCCACACCAGCACGATTACTGATATCAAAGAATTCACCAGAACCAAGACCCTTCTTGTACTTACCAAAGAGCTCGTCAAACAACCTATCAGTTGCACCTACATACTCAGGATGTCCAGTCCATTCACCAATTGTTTCCCCAAGGAGAGACGCGTCATAGAGGAAAGGCACACCACTAGCCCCAAACGCACCAAGCCAAGCCGCCCAAGTCCCTACCTTTTCTTTAGTAGAGAGCTTACCAAGACCGGGCATCATCAATTCAGACTGGTGGGTAGCAAACTGCATGAACTGAAAGGGAACGCCTGCAAGACCTCGGGCAAACCGAGGCTGATTGAAACGCCCCATGTTGAGAGCTGTATTGTTTGCTGCGTCAGAAACTGCCTTAAGGAACTCAGGGCTATCAACATCCTTCATCTTAAACCTTGGATGAAGACCATTGCGAATAGAAGCAATGAGAGTCCTGCGTTCAGCTGCCCAAGCAACTGCCCTCTGAAGCCCTTCACCTGCGTTGTAGGCAATTTGACCAGCGTCTACAACCCTGCCAAAGACCCCGCCATTCCCTCGAATTCCCGCTACAATATCATCAAGATTAGCATAGTTAGAAGTGCTACCAAAGCCGCTCTCTTTATACACCTTGCGTAGATACTTGCCTTTCTTATCCATGGGATTGATAACAGACAGAACATCACGCACCGTCCCGTCAAGAACCTCAGGTTTGAAAGCATTTTTACCTACTGTATTCAGGATACCTGTGCCCTGAACTACGATTTGAGAAATGTTAAACATACCAAGTTTAGAAACTGCCGCTACCTTCTTCAACCCACCTGCTACAGTGTAGATGTTTGGAGCCCTGTCAAGAAGTTCTGCTCCAAATCTACTCCACACATTGTCCTTCCTTCTCAGGCGATCCGCCAAAGTATCCTGCCAAGCCTCTACAATAAGCTGATTCTTATCCTTCAAACCTACTGACATTCGAATCTGATCCTGAACAAGCTTAGCCTCTTTAACCATTTTATTATCAAAGGGGATATTAAACTGATTAATAGTTTTAATATCACTTGTCCAGTTGTGAGCGTCTGCTAGCATCTCACCGTATGTGGTAAGAAATTCGTCTCTAAGGAACGCGTTGTACTCGGCCTTAGTCACGTAGTTAGCAGTCTTAGACAGGTAACTTGCAATGGCCTTGTCGGCAGGCTCCATGGGGGCGATGTCAGTCAAGTCTGAGTTCTTCATTCTCTTCGCTCCCCTCTCAAACAGGTTGGAGGTTCGCTTGTAAGAGAAGGTACGGATGTTGTCCATCACCGAATCAAGAGCATCATCAGAGATACCGTGTTTCCTAAGGCCCCTCCTCACGTCAAGAAGCTGTCGAGGCGTTAGGTTATGTAAAGAATCTGCTGCCCCACTTTCAATGGCAGCAGAGACAACGGTATCCCCCTTTCTGACAGAGATGAAGTGGGTCTCGTCATCCCCCGCCTTCAGCCTTTTAGCCGTGGCTCTAGCAGTCTTGTTGTTAGGAGCAGTTGCTACAAAGCCAACGTCAATTCCACCAGCCTCGTTACCCTTAAGACTTAAGACCCGCCAATCCTCTTTATAGATGATCGGTATATAGTCCTTCTCATAAGTGAGGAGTTGGTCAGTAACGCGTAGCTCTCTTAGCTTATTGAGCTGCCCAGGTAGAATGACATATCCCTCCTTAGTCTCAATATTCTCTACCCACTTAGCTCCCTTCTTCTTTAAATCCTTCGTCCACTCAATGCCATTAGTACCACGACTACCGTACTCAGTACCCTTCTTTTCCCGTACGGGAATGCCTTCACCTTCATGAAACACAATACCCTGACGGGAAGCTTGATGAACAGCAGAAGTGTTTGACATTCTCCATGTTTCATCCATGAGAATCCTTACCGCGTAATAAGAGTCTTTCACCTTATCCGTGCAAGGAATGAAGTCCCTTCCTATAAGAAAACCACCCTTAACAGGGTTGAGGGGTTCGCCTTTCTGATTAATTCCATCAAGGATCGTACCAAGAAGAGCCTTATCTTCTGAGTTAAGGCCTTTCATTGTGCCCTTAAACGCATCCAAATAGATCTTATCCAGCCTGTTAGCCTGCTGATCTAAGTAAGTAGGATTGCCCACAAGATCATGAGCCTTCTTTCCCTTAAGGACATTAGATGGTGAGGCAAATACCCTGCTAAACCAATTGTTCTTAGGTGCATCCTGCCAACCGAGAGAGGAGGTGCCAAAGTCAAACTTATCAGAGATTATCTTAATATCGAGATCTTTGATGACTCCTTCTTGCTTCTCAGTAAGAGAGTCCCAGAGCACGCGAGGTCCACTAGACATGTTAAGGATGTTAGCATTGTGTGCGTTCTTAGCTATGTCAGTGAAGAAATCTGAAGGGACAGGTGTAGGCTTTACATTCTTCCAAACACCTACGACAGGGAGGAAACTCCCTCCATCAGCAGAGGCTTCTAAGCTCTTCTTAAGTTCTTCAGGTGCAATATTCGCAGTCCTGATTAGTTCGCTAGTAAGCTTCTGAATTCCCTCATCCTCTGTTAACGCACCCATCTTTGCCTGCGTTGCAAGCGGAGAAGTTCCCTGCTCAATGCCGCTCCCTTCTACTACTTTCCAATCCTTAGTTCTTCGAATCGCATCTGCAAACTTATCATCTCGACTAGCTGCATAGCTCATGATCTTTCCGTAAAGATCTTTATTGCTATTGCTCATGTTCTTCATGAATGTAGCAAGGCCCTTACGAGAAGTTGTGAATAGAGCAGAGGTCGCAACAGGACCAAGGAGACCGCTAACGTACTTAACTGTTTCGGAGCTGTCCTCCATATCAGCAAGAGACATAAAGCCTCCTGCCATTGCCCCATAGTAAACGTCTTTAGTAGTCTCCTTAGCCAGGAGTTTAACGGTAGGTGAAGTAGCCCCCTTAGCAAGAGCCTTAACTCCACTTAACGCACCAAAAGAAAGAACATCCACTGCAAGGTCAATAGGGTCATAGACAGGAGCTTCTAATCCCTTCTCAGCTTTAGCAGGATCAAGGATAAAAGCAAGGGAATATTCCTGCCTATCAGCGTTTAGACCTCGGCTTCTAAGATCCGCAATCTCCTGCGTAAGGCCAAGGATCTTCTTCTCTCTCTTAGCTGCTAGGTCTCCGTCAACAGTAGAAGATGTGAGGCTGATAGCTGCATCACCACTAGTAGGATTGGCAGCAGCAGTCGCATCAAGGGCTTCTTTCTTCTCTTTGATAGCGTCAGTGTTCGGAGTTCTTGACCCTATCTGCTTTCCAATTTCAACAGCGAGCTCTTTCTCTGCTTTATCCACAGAGAAATTCCTGAACGCGTCATTAAGAACGCCAGTGAACTGCTCATTATGGGCATTAGCTGCAACAAGGTTAGCACGATTGAGGTCCTTACCATTAAGTTCCTGATCTACAACTACTGAGTCTACGGCCTTCATAGCCGCAGTGGGGGTTACTTCTACAGTCTTTGGCGTGTAACCCTCTAGGAAAGACTTACTGTCCTCAGTAACGCTCTCCAAGGAATCTTCTGAAGTGATGCTAAATAAGTTCTTATCTATTGGCATTAAAGTCCCTCTCCAAGTCGGCTTTAGTTACCCCGCTGCCAGCAAACAGGGCATCAAAAGCTGCACCATAGAGCTGGTCAAGAGTGGCCTTAACGTCCCTCATTTCAGGGGCGGCAAGGAGTGGAGACTTACTTAACGCATAATAGTATCTGAAGGAAGATCCACCAAAATTAGAACCCTCATTAGAGGCAATGCTCTGTAAATCAGACGCTACTTCTCTATAGAATGCAGCAAATTCTCTTTGTTTAGTTTTATCTTCAGCGAATGTCTCAGCAGTAACACCTGAAAAAGTCTTATCGAACTCAGCAATCTTAGCTAGAGCCTTATGATAGTTTGCTTCATTTCCTGTAATATTGATAGGAGCTTCCACAGTAGACATCTTTCCGAATTGCGTCTCGAACATCCTCGAACCAATTGCGCTGTCCATATTATATTTAGAACCAATTGCTATGGCTGCCTTAGCCTTAGCCGGAAGCTTGTTCAAAGTATTAAAGACACTCATTTCATACTGAGACTTACTCTTTTTTAGTTCCCACTCCGTGAGTTTACCAGAATGAAAACCTACAAGATAATCTGAGAGCTGTTCACCAAGTGCATCGGCTTGCCCCTGTAACCAATCCGGAGAAAGGCCGCCCTTCGCTGCAGACTCCACAATGTTAGGGCTGTTCATAATACTCTTTGTTACCATAGAACGCGCCCAACCTTTTAAGCCATCAGGATCTCCCCTATAAGATTTAGCATATTCAATACCCATACTAGTGAGGCTATCCATATTCGGAGCAATTGTATTTAGCAAGAGTTCAGATTTAAGAAGAGGCATAGCATCCTGCTTCTCGATCTGCTGAATCTCTAGGGACTTCTTTCTAAGAGCAAGATTCTGGGAACGGAGTTCTATATCTGCCATGTCACGCATGTACCCAGCGACAGAGGAGTTAAATCTGTTGTTATCAAATACTCCATCTACTACCGCTGCGTCCTGTGCCTTGGCAATGAACTCTGCGTGGCTATCTCCGAACTTCATAAGGGCTTTATTGCTAAGGATTTCTGCCTGAACAGTGGGGTCAGTGTTAATATTAACTTCACCATTCAAGGTATCATAGGTAATAATACTGCCGTTCTCGAAGACTCTCTTCGTTTCTCCATGCTGTTTGAGTACGTCAGAAGCGATCCCCATCAAAGCCTTTCTGTCAGAAGCAGAGACCATTGCATACTTATCACTGCCAAGGGTCTTGAGAACTTTAAGTCGGGTTTGCATATCAAACTGCTCATCCCCGATATCATCTGCCTTAGTCTCAAAAGACTGCGAGAGAACATCTGCTACATCAGCGTACATCTTGCCGCTCTGAGTGAGGGACTGCTGTACTCTGTGTTCTTTCATCATCTTTTGTGTTTTGATGTCACCCTTCTTGATACCGAGTGCAAGAGCTTCAAGCCCCTCGGAAAGACCCTTACCAAGAATCCCAATTGCAGCCCCTGTTTCAGACGCAGTGCCTTGCAAGGTTGGGACGCTCGCATAACTGATAGGTGCAGGCTCTTGCCTTGCAACACCTGTTCCAACTGAAACTTTAGGCATTAAAGCGTTCCTCCTGCAGTTGTAGCAGGGGCACCACTCCCAGCTGTCGAGTCAGGAGCCTTGCCCTCAGCCTGTATGATCCCACCTATCATGCCACCAGCCTTACCTATACTACCAACAATAGTTGCCCAAGACGCGGCAATACGAGCATTAGCAGAAGCAACAACCGCGTCGGTCTGAGCAGAAATAAGTCCTCCTGCGAGACCGAACTGCTTAGTCTGAGATTCATACTGTTCCTGAATAAGAGACTTATTCTGTTCTGCGATAGTCTGGGCAGAAGCCTGTGCACCAGCAAAGATGCTACCACCACCAACCGCACCAGCTTGTGCTTCAAAGCCTGCTGCTGCGATTCTAGCGCGTCTACTCTGTTCTGCCTGCTGCCTTCGTGCTCGAAGACTAGCCTGCTTCTCCTGCTCAGCTAGCTTCTTCTTCTGAAGCTTCTCACTCTTCTGAGCTGCTTTCTTCTGCCTCTCTCCTGCCTTCTTAGATTCATACGCACTGTAAGAAGCAGCAGCAGCAGAAATAACAGAAGCAACAACGCTAATGACAGCACCCATTAGAGGAACCTACCTGCACAAAGGACAGTGCTGGGAGTGGAGAAGCCAAACCATTTAACAAACTTGCTCCACAACTTAGGATCACCGTTCTCTTCTGGGATAAAACAGCCATCAAGGCGATCAATCCCTAGCTCTCTTAGCATCACGACCATCTCTTCGAAGTCGTTAACCATTATCTTCATCTTACTATGAGAGAAATTCACTACAGAAACGTGCAGAACATACGCGCTAAGGAGATCTTCCACCCCAAGATAGCCGATAGCCTCATTCTCATCAAAGCATCTGAACACGATCATGCACTTACTGTGAGGAACATCAGTACATTCCTTAGGAAAATCCTCAACAACCTTCCACATTATACTCTCCCGCTCGCACTCATGGTCAAGTGCATACCGTATAAATGAATATCTTTACTACCATCGTTCTCAAAAACAAATTGAACTGTATTCCCTCGTCCTCTGATCTTTTCTTTAACAGTAACTACTTCTTTGTCAAGAGCAGCACCGTCATAGCGAGAGATGTTCCACTTAGATGGTCTGTAAATCTGTCTTTGTACTCCATACTTTTTATTCCTAGGTCCGGTCGCCCAGTCAAAAGCAGTAGTAAACAAACACCCACTAGCCTTTAAGTCTTCATTGTTGATAACCGTTCCGGTTTCAGTCCTTTCAAATACAAAGTACGCGTAAGGTACCTGCTTCTTATTAATTAAGTTATCAAAAGTGAAAGGAGCAGTGATGAATTTAGAAATGTAATCTGACTTATCCGCATCAGATAAGAAGAAATCAGAACGATGATCTTCCGTTTCAATGCCAATAGCTAGATCACTAAATTCATTTCTCCTCTTAACAAATAAGAACAGATTTACAAACTCATTCTCGGGCTGATCTGTATCTAAGGAGGTAAGATTGTTACCAGAACTGCTGGTAATAAGTGTTCCTCGATTGTCTGAGATGATCTTAGAAGTAGCCTGAGGAAGAGCAATCGATAGCATATCCGCAATGGAAATCCTTTCGTCCGCATCATCTTCTTCAAGGGAGTACTTAGTCCAAGCCTGTGACTGGATGTCAAAAACTAATGCATCCTTGAACTTACTAGGCTGACTGTTTACGTTCCCTTCTTTATACCACGCGTAATCATTAAAGTTTGTAAGGAAGTAGACCTTTCTCAAACTTGGATTGTATAAAGCCTTACCGCTAGACTTAGCCGTAACACTGAGCTTCTGATAGAAGTTATCAATCTTAATTGAGACAGTCTCATGCTTTATAGTACCTGTGAGGGAGTCTGCTTTGAAGGAGAACACGCCTCCATAGCCAAACATAAAGACATTATCCTCGACCTTAACTGTGCAGAACTCGCCTGCACTAGCCGAATCATTCACCTTGTCTACAGAAAAATCAGTAGCAGTAAAACCACCAGACAAACTGCTGCCCTTAATCCTCCAAACTCCGTTGGAAGCAAAGATCAGCAAACCTTGATCAAACTCTGTGAGACCAATGATGCGCTCCATACCATTTATTTCAAGGGTGCCTCCATCATTCTTTGCTGGATCACTATCATATCTATTAATAGGATCTGCTTTGGAGAACATCCAACCGTAATTCGAGATATCTTTATCGATTGTCTGAGAGAAGTAAACAGTATTAGGGAACGCTGCGTTGCCTGCTATCCAGAACCTACCAGATGAAAAGGCAGTGGTCGTAAACGTTCCTTGTACAGCCTCAATATTAGTTACATAATCTTTTCCTATCTCCCAATCTGAAACGCGGTTCACATTCGTTTCAGGATCAGGATCATCTGCATAAGCTCCAAACCTATACCAGTATACCTTCCAGTCTTCTCCTTCCCCCGGTTCGTTAGTAGCGTCCGATGTGTGAGCGACAAGACAAGAATAGGCTACATTGTTATGGTTAACAAGAGTAGAAACGCCACTGTCAAGGTTCCTTGTAAAAATAGTAATAGGAACAAAAGAGAATTGACTTGTTAACAAGTCAAAATAGAAGTACCCCGGAGAGATTGCAGAATTCAGAATGAACAAGCGCTCTCTGTCTACACTATAACTTGTGTGGAAAAGGCTAGGGTCTCCGTCTATATAAGTTGGATCAACTGTGATCGTTTGGAAAGGAGTACTTATTTCCGACAAGTCATAAATGCTTTCAAGTTTATAAAAAAGAAACTTGTCATCTTCATGTAGGATCAAATACTTCTGATAAGTGTCTGTCTCTGCTACGGTAAAGATATAGAAGGAAGGAGAGGGTACAGCGTACCCATCTCCAAGGGTAAAGTCTTTAGTACCTTCAAGGTAGAACCCCCCGGCCTGTTTCTCAGCTAGAAAATCAAGAGCTCTCCTCTTTCGAAGACCTCCAGGAACTTCAGTATCAAAGTTGATTAACTCGCTTGCATCAACAGACTCCGTATTAATGGGAGATGCATTTGTATTAAGGCCCCCATTAACACGTAAAAGAGGGAGCCCTTGAAAGTTAGTTTCCGGCATTAATCCCTCTTCCTTTTGGAATACTTGCCCTTATTCAGGGTCTCATTGTGCTTTGCAATATAGTGTTTGATTGCGCGTTCAGCATAAACAATGGAGGTGAAGGTGCCCGGAAGCTGTGCCTTACCTACAGTAGCAATGTAACGCCCTCTGTCTTTATCATATATTACCTCGGAAACCATTGTGCGAAACTCCTCTGTTTTCTTCCATAGTTTAAATCTTTATTAGTCAGATGCTTCTCTTCATGAAGCTTCGCCCACCGCTTCATAGCAACCTTGCCTTCCCGGAACCTCTTATAGTACCTATCACCTAGGCTATCATCCCCTTTCAAGGTATAAAAGCACTGTGCGACAAGGCCATGCAGGAGCACCGTATGAAAACGCTCAGGAATATCAGGCACTGAAGTATCAGAGATCAATCTCTGTGGTACCCTTACCCCATAAATAAGGCTTAACGCTGGAAGGAGAACTCCGTTATAAGAATCAAAGACAATGTTCTCATCATCTCTAGTTGCCCAATAAGAAGGCGCAGTGTCGGTCTTTATACCATCTCTATCAATTCTATCTATCATTTCAGAATATGGGATAAAGTCTATAAGCTCCTTGTCATACTTAATCCACTCAATAGAATAAATACCTTCTGGAACTTTCAAGACATTGCTCTCAGGAGTAGACTCCAATTTACCAGAGGTAAACAGGAAGGGCCAATTAAACTCACCAATGAGATCATCGTATGTCGTATCTAAAAGGTCAGCTATCTGTTCACTCTCTATGGTATCACCAATTGTCATTACGTTCTCAGAATCAATTGCTGAGAGAGCCTTCTGAATAAATTCAAGTCGAGTGACCTTAGGCATTTACTGCTCCTAGTACAGTGACAGGGAACAGAATCTCAATAGCGTAAACTTCTACAGAACTAAGGTAAGTATCCGCAACGGCCTCACCATTACGCGTCAAAGTGTGAACCCCGCTGGCGTAGTCCCAAGTTGAATCAATGTCAAAGGTTGCAACACCACTCCCACTAATATTCAATGCAAAATCTGTAGAGTCAAAAGAGAACTGTGCGTTGCCTGAGAGATCTAACTTAGGATTATAGTGCAGGCGCACAACACAATCTCCTCCAGAGTACTGTTTACTCGGAATAATGAACAGCTCTTTACTTGAGTTTACAGCAGCATCAAAATCAAAACTGATAGCTTCAACTTCATTGTTAAAAACAGGAGTAGTTAAAGTGACAGTGTCAGGTGTAATGTCTTTTATCCAAGAGCTCTGCCCCCCGTTTGCTACGAGGATAGCTCCATTAGAAGCAGATTCTACGCCTTTCGTCTCGTGTAGATCTGCTCCCACTAAGGAGGCGTGTGAAATACTTGCAGGCATAATACCCCCCCGAAGGGGGAGGGGCCGAAGCCCCTCCGTTTATCGTTAGGCAGACAGGACAGTGACAAGGGATTCGGGACGGTAGAGCCCGAGACCGTATCGAGTAACCGCGTGGAAGATGTCCCTACGGTATTCCCAATCTCGTGAGCTCTCAATATCAGGCATGGTACGGATAGCACCCATGAAAGCATCTTCACCAATAAACAAGTTAGCAGTGAGATTACCACCAGTTACATAGTCAAGCGCGGTAGTCTCGTCCAGAAGATTGGATTCATAGAAGTCAAAGCCATAGAAGCGGCCAATGAAGGATGCAGCACCGAAGCCTTCCTTAATACTGGAGTTCATACCGTACGTATCCTGCCTGATGAAGTTATCAATCTGCAGGAGCTGGAAGGTGGTAGCAGGCGAGACAAAAGCCTTACGCCCAATCTTAGAGACATTCGCCCTATCGAGAGCAAGCTTAGCCTTCAAGATATCAGAGATAGACATGATGTTACTTGCACCAGTTGCAACGTAACGATGCGCTTCACCGTTGATCTCGTTAGCATCGTTGTTAGTCTGCTTAGTATGCAGCTCAAAGATGTCCTTTTCCAACTTCTCCATGATTGCACGAAGGCACTGCTGGGGGAATTTAGAATTCAGGACATCCATGTAGTACGCGTCCTCTTTCATCTTATCAGTGACAGCCACACCACTCTGCAAATACTCCGTGATCTGCAGGGTGAACTCACCTACCTGAGGATCCTGAAAGCTAATCTGAGATCCTTCAGCATAGTTCTCAGTCACCAGAGAACCAAGAGTCGGGATGTGTACAGTGTTACCGTCAGGGAAATCACCCTGAATAAATTCTACAGTGCTCTGCGCCATGAGCTCTTCCTGAAGCTCTTCTTTAACGCGAGTTGCCCAAAGGTCAGTACGGATCAGTTTCTCTTGATTAGCATTAGCAGTAGATACATTAGTACTAAAAGGCATTTAGTTTCTCCTACGAGTTATAGAAATTAGGATTAGAACTCGCTGCTTCTGCAATTTCTCTCTGGAAGTTCAACGAGTTAAATTTGTTAGGGGTCTTTCGTTTGACCTCTTTCGCCATAGACCAAGTGAGACCAGTGTTAGCTGTGGGGACAAAGGATCGGGACTGTGAGGTTCCAGTGGGAGTAAAGGTCTCTACCTTCTTCTCCGGCTTGAGAAGCCTCACAAGGGCATCAGGATCACTGTGACCAAGCTCTACTACCAGACGCTTCTTCTCTTCATCCTCCCCTACAAAATTGTAGAGGGCAGCCTGCATAGCCCCTTCATCTTTGAAAGTATCCAGAAGCTTAGCCCTAACAGCCTTATCCTTCTTTTTCCTTTCATCCTCATATGTCCATTTATTCTTTTCCTCTTCCAACAGTTTGACGACATCCTCCTTGGTCAAGGAAGACGCGTGAGTAGGCTCCGGGTCTGGAGGAGTTGGAGTAGAAGAAGAACTACTAAGCTGACTCATAATATCTTCAGTCGTTGCAGCCTTGATCTTCAAGGCATCATAACTTTCCTGAAGAGTATGTTTCTCAGCCTTAAGAGTTTCAATGAAGGTGTCCGCATGGATAGCCTTTTTAGCAAGAGCCGTCAATGCTTCCTGCTCATTCGCATATTTCTTTCCTTCACCAACATTCTCACTAAGAAAAACTTCAGGGACAATTTCTTTTTCTTCGGGGGAACCAACACCGAACATGGTCGATTCGGGCATTTACATCTCCAATATCTTTAGAATACGATTTAATTCAGAAAGTCTTCCATCTGCGTAAGCTCTTTTCAGAGGCCACGTACTGTCTTCGATAGAGACTTGGTCCACTGCCTTTATCTTATACTTAATTATAGAAACGAGAAGAGGTCTAATCTCTTCATCAGATTTCAACCTCTTCACGTTTTTCTTATAATCTTCTTTAAATACCAGCTTCAAGAGGCTGTCCTGCAGCATCTACTCCACCTGCCTGTAAGAGGCCACGCATCTCTTCAACGTGTGCCTGTAAGAGAAGCTGTTCATCAATCCCCGCATATGGGCGGAAGATACCATAGTTTTCAAAACCGAGTTCACGCTCCATCATCTCGCCTGCTCGTGTAGCAGACATGTGAGGCTGGAAGGAGGGATTCGAAAGAATGCTGATAAAGTTCTGGAGTTCCTGTACACGCTTATTTCTTTCTGCGTAATGCTTGGCTCCCACTGGTCTGATAAGGCCATTGGTCTTTACATCCTCTGCAGTAATCTGTACAAGCTGAGCAATCTGTGTCTCATCATCAAGGATCCTGACGGTATCCGTAATCTCAAAGTTACGCACCACAAGTTCAAACATCATGTTCAGCATAGGCTTAATGATGTTCTCTTCAAAGCTGTGAATCTTATCAAGGAACATTCTATCTGCACCCTGCTGAAGAGCATTCACTTCGAAAGCCGTCTTCTCTCCTGGAGTCCTAAAGCCTGCCATTTCTCTAGGAGCACCGGCCATCACCTCCATCATGGAATGATAGTTGTTGATCTGAGAATCTGCTAAGAGAGCGTTAGCGTCTGGAGAGATAAAACTTACGTCACCGCCCTCGCCTGCTCGTACCTGAACACCCGGACCAAATTCAAAATCTTCTACCATATCACCTTTGATAACAGTGATAGGATGAATGATCTGGTCAAAGATATCTGCCTTAGCATTCTCAAGGTGATCACAGCGATACTGCATGCCAACAAGCTGGTGGAGAGGACCCTGACCATAAAGATTATCAGGAAGCTGTCTCCAAGAATCCATAACAATAGGTTTCTTATAGGTCCACGAAGGGCTTTCTCTATTCAAAAGGGTGAATAGTCTATCTGCTACGATAATCTGACGATCCTTCAAGATCTTATTAGATTCAATGTCAAAGATAGAACCGTGATACTCTAGGATTTCAACGTATCCTGAACGCAAATACTCAGCATAGGTTTGGAAACCATCGATAGAAAGGTTGTAGTCAATGATGGTATCCATCATATCTTCTTCAGGAAGACGCCTCATCTCCAGAATTTTCTTAATCTGTTCTTCGGAAAAGTATTCTGTATACTCTCCAAGTTCAGCAAGGCTCTTGATGGTACGTCTAATAAAAGAACTCTCCTCAAAAGAACCTGCTTTAGGATTAACCAAGCAATCTGTCGGAGCAATTCGATAAGCGCTTGGTCCAATATACTTTGGTACTTCTTCTCCTGAAACTATATCCTTCGTGTAATCTTCAATCCAAGTAACACCACCAAAGCAAGAGCCATACATGACCCAATCCGAAACTAGCTGGCCAATAGTCTTTTGGAAATTACTATCCTCCAGCTTACTTCGCATATAAATTTCGATGATGTTTGCTTTAACCTGTGCATCTTCATTACTTCCTTCAAAGACAAACCACTCATCATCAGGGAACATAGCTGCCATATAGTATGCAACTAGATTGTCGTAGAGTTGTGTCAGTTTAGGAACGGTAGTGCTGTTCTTCCACGGAAGATCTCCCACCTGCGTCTGCTGCGTAGATTCTGCTGATAGATAGGAGCGGATATCCTGTGCGCTATTAATCCAAGAAAGACGATCTGGATTGTAACGCGTCCAGAAATCCCCAACAAGCCTTGCGAGACTGTCTTCTCCAAGCTGTGCTCTTCCTGCTTCAATCATTGAAATACAACTCCTCCAAATTTATTATGAGTAGCTAGTACTGGACCAACCTTATTCGTACGCCGTTTTACAGGAGCAATGACGATATCCATTACAGAAGCAAGAGCATCTTTGATATCATCATGCCTTGGCCTAGTCTGAGACAACTCTTCTTCAAGGAGTTCACAGTTACCACCTGGGTAGTGGAAGATAGTAGCCGCAGCATATCTGGGTTCAAGGTTTGTCATGATGCGCACTTCTTTCTGAGTAGTCGGTTTAAAGATCTCAATACTGTAGAAGATACCAGCTTTCCTATTGAACTCTTTAATCTGTTCTACTACAAGATTCTGTGCACCAGTTGCTTCACCGCGTAGCTTAATCCATCTCCACTTCTGATAAGCTTTTGTCAAGCGTTCATGCATTACGCTAATCTTATCGCTCTTAAATCTGTCAATATCTAATACAAATATATTCTGTTTCTCATCAACACCAACAACAACGATACAAGTATAGTCAGCCTTCTTAGTCATAGTCGAGGCAAAGTCGATGGAAGCAAAGACATTCAACTTATGTTTCGTATCTCCTGAGCGGTAATACCAGCCTCCCCATTCTTCTCTCAGAAGATCCTTCTCATAATAGTTAAAATTAGAAATGGGTTTATCTTCTGGATCATTGGGGTTGTTGTAGTACTGTGCAAAGAACTGAAGTTTATCTAAGTAATCACTCTTCTTCTTTGACAACTCTGTCTTGTTAAAGCCAAACCAGGCACCGTCTGCTCGTCTTGTACGAGGCCAAAGGAACTCTCCATCCTCTTCAACAATCTCTTGGCTTACAACCCAAACAGGCTCCTTGCCTACGGACTCTCCTGCCTCATCATAGATATCAAGTTCCATATCCATAAATTTCTGATAAAGATCCTTAGGATGGTAACGCGTACCAACAGCCTTCATTATGCCACCCGGATTAAGAATAGAAGAAAGAAGAGAATACCATGTCTCACATTTTCTCCTCTCTTCTGGAGTAGCACTGTTGTCATAGACAACGATATCATCGAGGACAGCAACGTCAAAGTGAAAGCCAGTGAGACCTGTTCCCATACCAGCAGCTCTAATGGTGGGATCACGGACAAGCTGAGAAGAGCGTGCCCAATGATCAACGCATATCGCGTTATTACGCCACATCTCACGCTTACCCTCATCCGGGATTAAGAGCTCCGGCCAGTACTTCCTAACGGTTTCACTATCGAGAATCTGTTTAATGAAACCAAGCTGACTCTCAGCAAGACTTGTGTTGTCAGAAGCATAGAGGATTGTAGTATCAGGGTGTTTAATGGTCCACCACGCAGACCAGAAAGCAGCCATTGCGCTCTTCTGATGAGCACGTGGCCAGAGTACTAACTGTCGCTCTTCCTCTCTCATAAAGAAGTTTAGCATCTTATGATGGCAATGACCAAGCATACGTTGTGGTGCCACTAATGCTACAAAGCTTTTAAGATCCTTCATAGCCAACTCTCGGACTTCTCTTTGAGTAGGCGTTAATCCTTTGTTACTGTAAAGGTTTCTCGTTCTTGACATTTAGTGCACCTCGTACCCTATCCAGTTCCGTCTTATCAATGTCTGCTAGCTGAGCCATCTTCTTCCTCTCTGCCTCAATCTGAGCCTTGGAAGGGCGTCCCTTACCTCTCTTATCATAACCGCTTTCTGCTACCCACTTCGAAGCTGCAAGCCTTACCTGCGGCTTATCGCTTTCCATTAAGGAGAAGATCCTTTCTTGAGCTCTTGAGGAGAGGAGAACTTTCAGTTCCTCCACCCACTCAGCGACGCTAACGGAGAAAGCAGGAGAGTCACGCTTCAATCGCTGCCACTCCTTCCAATCTCCGACTAGCTCAATTGCTGCTTTGTATTCAGTTAAGTCTCCACATTCTAGAAAGGTCTTATGAAAAGCAGCAAGGGAATAGATAGGTTCTATCCCCTCGTGCCTCCCAGGAATTTGCAATTCTTCGAATAGGGCAGAAGCATATTTTCTGCCAGCCTTTCCCACTGTGCCTCCTTTTATTGGATATTGACCTTCATAACAGTAATGGACGCATCCCAAACATAAGGAGTTCCCTCACTACTAGAGCTCATATAATCAAGATTTATTGTATGGGAGCCAGCAGTAAGTGTCCTTTTAAATCTCCTAAAAGCAGGAAATCCTTGATCCGATCCACTGTCTTGAGGCTCTTGCCGATGTCGCCTTACTCCTAGTTCAACTGCATCTAGCGTCACTCTTGATATAAAATCATAAGAGGTGGTATCATATAGACGCCAGCCGTAGTTTACTTCAATAAAGTAATCTCCAGCTTCAAAGTCAGGAGGAAGATTAAGAGAGACTTTAGTTGCATAGGAAGTTTCACAGTTACTTTCAGCAAGGTTCTCTGCATAATATATACTGACGCCGTCAACAATCTCCCACGCTCCATCCTTCCTGACATACTGCTTGCCATCTATAGGGGCTTCAGGAAAGCTTACCTTGGCTGTATTAGCAACTACAGCTGGATTGTTCGGGATACTAGCGTCAACATAATTTTTCACTGACCGCTGAGTAGGAACTTTTGTTGCTAGATTAGAAGATAAGTCATCCTCATCAATGACGAACTGCATAGACGAAGTAGAGGTATCCGCGTTTTGCACAGAATCGGCAACTAACGCTTTCTCTTCATCCGTATATGCATTTAATGCTTTAACTGGCATTATACGATCTCCTTGTATTCAACGTAGATACAGCCGAAATCATTTGCTACGTCAGTCAGCGTACCATTCGGCAAGGTCACTTCTATGCTCATGGATCCCGTTTCACCAGTGTTAGGTGCTGTCGAACTCCATGACTGTATCTCAAGATTGTGACCACGGATATTAGCGATAAAATGGTCTAGCTCTAGAACTCCTTGCCCTTGAGATGCTCTCGCTGGCCAGGCTGATCTTAAATCATCTAGGATCGTGCCATCATTTTCAACACTAAATTGCCCCGTGCCAGTCCTGAATACTCTGAAACCGTTTCTTATCTCTCTGCCGTTATCATCGAGTCTGTACTCAACTTCGCCAACGGTAGTTTGTGACGGATTAAATTTAACATAGGCTATGGATTGTTCTCTATCACCTGGATCGAAAACCCAAGTCTTTCCCGTCGTTGTATTTGTTTGAACGAAATCAAATACTTGATTGTTTTTAAATCTATCAAATTGGAAATTAGCAGCTTCGCCGTTGATCGTTACAGCCCCTAATGACTGAAAGGTAAGCCTTCTATTAGAAGCTTTTACTATTGTTATTCTAGCATTAGCCTTCGCTGTTTCGTCAGCAAAGAATACGGTAAAATTATTAGGAGAGCTAATAACATAAACCGTGTCCTGATTGTACTTCGGAGCATCAATGGTAATGCTTGTTCCACCCGTGATGTTCACAACGGGTCGTTCAGTTGCTAATGTTCCGGCAATCTCGGGCAGTGCATAAGTGTTGGTTGTCCCGGTTGGAACGTCGGATAGATTGAGAGCTGCTTTCTTGCTATTGTCGATGGCATTGAAAAGTTCAAAGTCACCATCGTTGAATGTCGTAGTTTCAGGGAAAGGTCCAGCACCACCAGCACCACCAGTTGTGATAATGATAGAGACATCATTCGTATTTTCAGATGCGGTAGCCGTACCTCTCATTACCACTCTTGCTACCTCAGCCGCATCAAACAAACCGGGAGGAAGAGTGAAATCAACATTACGCGCATTAAGGATCGCGTCATCGTAGTTAGCAAACGTCTCCTGTCCATACATGATGACAGGTTGCCCTACGCGGGTAATCAACACGAGTTGTACTGTGGCCTGCCCTGCAGGGACAGTCGTAAGCGTCCCCGCGTTGTCCCATTGAGTTGGATCTAGCAGCGTCTCAGTGCCCACAGAGGGA